GATCTCATTGACCTTTCGGTGCCCACGGCGAAGCTCGCGGCCGGCGCCGTCGACTATTCCAGACGTAGCGAGCGCACGCACGGCGGCCGCGTCTATCGGGCCGCCGCGCTCAGTGTGGCCTCCGGGCGCAACGTGACCGTCACCTTCGATACGGTCGACTTGAACGACCCGGCCAGCGGCGGCGGGGTGATGTGGACTGGTGCCGCGCCCGACCGCCTCACGGTGCAATCGTCCGGCCTGTATCTCCTCGTCGGCTCGTTCGGCTTCAATACGGCGACTGCGGGCACGCGGCGTGACGTGTGGATTGATTGCGGGTTCATTGCGGGGCGCATCACGTTGCCGCCCGGCAATACCCCGATCCAGACGACCGTCACGGCAATCGTCGTGCTCAACGTGGGGGCCGTCATCTCGTTGCTCGTCTATCAGGACTCCGGCGCGGCCATTAGCGCGGTGGCGTCGTTTGGCGCGCTGCCGACGTTGACGGCGATCCGGCTCGGCTGATGCCGTTTCTCGGCGCCCGCGGCGCGGCGCCCGACCCGCGCGGCGCGGCGGCGCAACCCATGCCGGGGGTGACCGAGTGGCGCTGCCCGCGGAACGGCGTCCACGTCGTCGAGCTGCACTACACGGCCGACCCCGCCAAGCGCGACCCGGCGTGGAAGCGCGCCGCGCAACAGGGCATGCCGCCGCGGGGCTGGCAACGCGAGATGGAGATTGCCTTTGACCTCGCCGCCGGCGAGCCCGTGTTGCCCGAATACGTGCCGGCGGAGATGCGCCGCCCCTTTCCGGTCAACCCCGGCGCGCGCCTCCTCCGCGGCTGGGACTTCGGGCAGGTGTGCCCGGTCACGCTCTTTGCGCAGGTCGACATTCACGGCCGGCTCGGGTTCGTCGGCGAGCTCGTGCTCGAGCATTCCAACCTGACGACGCAGATTGAGGCGACCAAGGCGATGACGTTCGAGCTCGTCGGCGCGGGCGCCAACTGCTTTGACGCGGGCGACCCGGAGGCGTTGCATGAGATGGAGCTCGGGTCGATTCGCCGCGTGCTCCTGAATCACGGCATCATCTTGCAGACCTTCGGCGGGCGCGGCGATCTCTCGTACAACAATCTGCGCGACCGCTTGCTCCGCCGCGTGCGCATCCCCGGCGAGGAGGCCATGAGCCCGGCCCTGATTGTCGATCCGCGCTGCCCGATCCTCCACAGCGCATTGTCCGGCGGCTTCGCGCGCCATGCCAAGACGGGGAAGCCGATGCCGACGCATCCGTACAAGGACGTGTGCGATGCAGCAAGGTATCTTAACGACAATCTCCAAGGCAGCACGAGCGACTGGATGCTCAAGCTCCAGCGCATCGCGAAGCAGGATTGCGCGTGGTGAACGGCATGCATGAGGGGAATGGGCAGGACAGCAGGGAACACCTCTGGCAGGCAGCACAGTATCAGCACCCGGCCACCGGGCAGCGCTGCGACGGAAAGATTCATGTCCTCCGGCACGACGACGCGGCCCGCACGGTCTGTGGACGGGACACGGCTGCGATTGGCGGGCAGGCGCTTGCCACGCAGGGGGTGGACGCGAGTACCTGCCAGGGATGCCGGAACAGCATTGCCTCGCGTGTCAGAGCGGCGGCGCAGCAGGCGCAGTGGGCCGCGCGGCAAGAGCGCGAACACGCGGAGTGGTGGCGGCGCTATGACGAGCATCTCAGATCATCGGCGTGGGCCGCGCTCCGCAGCCGCGTCCTATTCCGGGCCGACCACATCTGCGAAGGGTGTGGGCAGCACCGCGCCACCCAGGTGCATCATCTGACCTATCGACGCCTCGGGCACGAGATGCTCTTTGACCTCGTCGCCGTCTGTGATGCGTGTCACGCGGCGATTCACCCAGTGGAAAGGAACACGGGACTGGGCTACCTGACCATGCCCGTTGACGGCCCGGGGGGGTGACGGCTACACGGGCCCGCCCGAGGACCTCGGGCATGATCCCTACGCAGCGCGGTACGTAGACCATGGCACGGCGTCCCGCCGGCGGCGCTGCGGCCGCCAGAACGTTGAGCCCGGGGCGCGGCGCGCCGCCGACCAATCTCGCGCTGGACCCGCTGATTGTCGAGCGCTGCAAGAACGAGCTCGTGCCGCTGGTCCGCCGCACGCGCCAGGAGCGCAACGGCGTGCTCCGCGAGCGCTGGCTCCGCTACTACCGGATCTGGAGCGTGCGGCACGATCAGCAAGGCTACCGTGGCCGGACGAATACGTACTTCCCGCTCGGGCGGCGCTGGATCGAGCAATGGGTCACGCGCTTGAAGCGCGACCTCTTCCCCGATCAGGACTGGTTTGCGTGCCGCGCGTTGCGGGAAGACTTCGAGGCGCGCGTGCCCGCCAAGGTGGCGCTGCAGAAGTACTGGATGCGCCGCCACATGCGGCTCCGGACGCACGCGCTCCCGTGGCTCCGCCAGCTCGTCACGTACGGCACGTCCCCGGTGCGCAACGTGTGGCGCTGCGTCGAGCACGAGCAGACCGTGCTCCGCGACGTGCTCGACGACGACGGGTCACCGTCGGGCCGCACGATCGAGTCGGTCGAGAAGGTCGCCGACTTCCTCGGGCCGACGTTCGAGCCCGTCGACCTCTTCGCATTCTACGTGTGGCCGGTGACGGCCGCCGGGCTCGCGGATGCGACGCTCGCCTTCGAGGATCGCTGCGTGCCGCGGAGCCGCGTCTATGCGCTCGCCGACCGCCCGCTCGATCCGTCCCATCCCGACGCCGGCAACGTGTACGAGGGCGTCGGCGCGCTCGTCGACCTCTACGACCAGGCGGTGGCGAATCGCACGGGCGGCGGCACGCGCAACCCCGACAAGTACGACGCGCTCGCGCAACGCCTGGCCGACAAGGGCTTCACGGCACCGCTCGACGCCAACGTGCCCGCGGCGCTCCGTCCGCTCGATCTGACCGAATGCATGTGGACGGTCGACCTCGAGGACGATGCCCCGGCGCCGTATCTGGTCACGCTCGGCGCGGACGAGATCCCGCTCCGCGTGCAACGTCGCCCGTTCTTTCACGGCGGCTCGCAATGGCTCGTCGGGCGCTTCGTCCAGGTCGCCGAGGAGTTCTACGGCCGCGGACTCTGCGAGCTCTTCGACTACATGCAGTACTTCGTCAACGACCTCGGCAACCAATCGGGCGACGCGTTCGTGTGGTCGACCAACCCGATCGCGGTCGTCGACATCGGCGCGGTGCAGGATCCGACGTCGCTCCGCATGGCGCCGGGCGCCAAGTGGCTCGCGAATCCCGCCGGCGTGCAGTTCACCACGCCGCCGCAAGGCGCCGCGCAAGCCGGGTTCGAAGCCGTCTCCAATTACGTCGGGCTCGCCGACACCTTGGTCGCGCCGACGCCGGCGCGGCCGATGGCGCCGCAGCAGCAAGGGCCGCAAGACGCTGCCGGCTTGGCGGCGCAGCTCGCCGATTCCGCCGTCGACCTCCGCGCCATCGTCGAGAATCTCGAGGACGAGGTGATGGTGCCGCTCCTCGAGCGGAGCGACATTCTCACGCAACAGTGCCTCGACCGCGACATCATCCTGAAGGTCGCCGGCGCCGACGGCATGGAGTTGGTCGAGCACCCGATCACGGTTGCCGATCTCGTCGGCGAGTACGAGTGGGAATGGCTCGGCACGACCAACGCGCTGAATCAGCAAGTGCGCGCGCAACAGATGGTCCAGGGCATCGCGCTCCTGACGCAGGTGCCGCAGGACCAGCTCGCCGCCGAGGGCGTCACGATCGACTGGCCGTATGTCCTCCGCACGTTCTGGTCCGTCGGGCTCGGGCTGCCCGACGCCGACCGCGTCATCAAGACGGCGAAGCTCGAGCCGTCGGATTGGCGCTGGGAGAACGCGCTCGCCCGCGTGAATCGCGCCGAGGAGCTCCGCGTGTCGCCGCAAGATGATCACACGGCGCACATCCAGGGCCATCAACATCTGCTCGAGGGCGACAGTCTGAGCGAGGACGGCCGGGTCGGGTTGCAAGCCCACGTCCATCAGCACATCGGGCTTGCGATTGCCGCCGAGGCGCAGGCGATGGCGGCGGCCATGGCGCAGCTCGCCGGCCCCGGTGGCATGCCCGGTCCGCCCGGTC